ATCGAACTCTGGCCGACTACAATATTCAGAAGGAGTCGACGATTCATCTCGTTTTGAGGTTCTTTTTCGAATTAGCCTCAGTCGTGGAGAAATCCATGGCTAGTGTGTACCGTTCCGTCTGGTAAGGGACCTTACACGCAACACCGTCGAATTGCGGGAAACTCCTTAGAGCCTAGACTACCAACTTGAGCGTGAAAGCGACTCAAGGGCCAGGGTAATGACCTCGGGGGTAAAAACGTCTAGGATTGGATAATCCGCAGCGAAGCACCGTCAGGACACGCCGTCCCCGGTGAACGTTCAGAGACTAAGTGGCGGTGGGCGCAAGCTTAAGATATAGTCCGGCCCTGTAGAAATACAGTCTCAAGATTAAGGCATATACCGGCCCCGAGCTTGAGAGAGGATGTGAATTCTTGGAAACCCCGTAAGAGGAGGAGACGCGCTTAGTCTAAAGACTAAGTGAACTAATAGTAATATGGCACCACGTAAAGAACACAAAACGGAAGACGGAATAGAGAAAAGGTGGTGTGGTAAATGTAAAGGGTACAGACCACTTTATGATTTTGGATATTCAAAAAATACTTGGGACAATCTCAGGCCCACATGTAAGAGTTGTCTCAAACAGTACAATATGGATGTATCAGAATCCAGAACTGAATATAACAAACAGTATTGGCAAGATACAAAGAAAGAACAATCTGAAAAATCAAAAAAATGGCGCGAGGCAAATCCAGAAAAAGTTAAGGAAAATATGAAAAAATGGCTAGAAGAAAACAAAGAGTACAAGAAAGAAAAAGACAAAGAATATAGAGAGGCTCATAAAGAGCAATACAGGGAAACTCAGCGCAAGTGGGCCCGAGATAATTATCAAAAACTCAAAGAAGAAGGTGGTCCAAAATTTGTCTCTCATAAACTCAAGTCAAATATCGGGAGAAGGATACGAGAAATACTTGGCCAACAAAAGTCAGAAAGGTGTGTAAAATATGTGGGGTGTTCTATAGAAGAACTGAGAGCTCATTTGGAAACAACCTTTTTGGAAGGAATGTCTTGGGAAAATTATGGTACAAAGTGGCATATAGATCACCGTTTGCCTTGTGGAGCTTTTGATATGTTCGACGAAAATGAACGTCTCGCATGTTTTTATTATAAAAATCTTCAGGCTCTTTGGGCAGCCGACAACATACGAAAAAAAGACTCGTATGACCCCCAAGAAAAGGTAGAGTACATGCGAAATCTTTCTGAATGTTTTTTCTAAACTTAAATTAATGGGACTTTGTCCGAAGAGTTTTGGTCCATATTTTTGGGGAGCTTTTCACCTAGCATGTCTTGCGGCTGTTGATCTAGAAAGCCTCAAGACATTCATAAATACGTACACGCGCATACTTCCATGTGGAGGCTGTAGAGAACATTTTGCCGAACTTTTATTGGAAAATCCAATTCCCGATACGGACCTCTTTAAATGGTCTATATATATTCACAATATAGTTAACATTCGTATCGGCAAACCCGTGGTTTCTTATGAGGAGGCCTTGACCACATGGCTCTCAGGCTGTGAGCTCGAGCCCGAGCCATTCTTTGATCCCATAACAATCACTCTTATGGCTCTTGCGGTCGCTCTTATTTTTGCAATTTTGGTTAAAAATTTTCGCAAGTAAAAGTAATGGGCGCCGAAGAGAATTTTGAAAAAGTTATTATCGGCGGAAAAGTTGCTATTATTTTTGGGCTCCTGGCCTTGTGCTTCGCAAACGGTCACAAGACCTATGTAAACGAAAAACCCAGAAAGTTTATAGGCGACTGTGTAGCCGCGGGCCTCTCAGGCGCTCTCGCATTTACAATAATAGCATATATGCGGAATCGCGCAGATGTTCTTCCAGGACTCGCTGTTTCATCTTTCCTATTGCTTTTTATGTTCAACGTTTTATGCGAATTTGCCGGTTTCAACTCGAGTACCGAGGAGGAGACCGGTAAGGAGAAGGCACAGAAGCACGTTGCCAAGTGGCCAATTATCGCCATGGCATTTCTAGGGGTCGGTGCACTCACTTACTTTGCATATAAAGCAAATGTTCCACTCGAAGGTTCGAACCTTTTGGCCGAGGCTGCAATTTTCGGACTTTTGTCGGGAATTGCCCAGGCTTATACATTTGCAAATCACGGGGAGCCCATAGGTAAATCCGCCGGACTTGGTATGGTTTTTGCTGTTTTATTTGGTCTTCTTCACGTAGCAATGCAGAAAGGTGGATTTTACGAAAACATGATTTTTCTAGACAGTCCCCCCTGTATAAGCTAAAGACAAGGAGCGTATTCTAAATATCACAAATGCAATATGAACGGTTCACTCACATTGAGCATGTTCTCAAACGCCCCGACTCCTATGTCGGTTCACTCCCTCCCGAACCAGCCAATTACTGGGTTCGAGACGGACCTACTTTCAAGATTCATCAGCTTTCTACTTCTCCTGGGCTGGTGAAGATCTTCGACGAGATTCTCGTGAATGCAATTGATCAGTATTCGATGCATCCCAAAAAGGTCGGAAAGATCAAAATCGATATATCATCAGATGGATCAATTTTGGTTGAAAATTCAGGAATATCAATTCCTATCAAAAAACATGAAAAGGAAAAGGCGGCCGATGGTTCTTCTCTCTGGATCCCTGAACTCATTTTTGGGCACCTTCTCACGAGTTCAAATTATAACGATGAGGAACAGCGCGTGACTGGTGGCCGAAATGGTTATGGAGCCAAACTAGCCAATATATTTTCTTCTAAATTTTGGATCAAAATTAGTGATGGCAAGAAGATCTATAGCCAAGTGTGGCACAAAAATATGAGCAAGTGTGACACTCCTATTCTTGAGACAAAGACAGAGCCCGTATATGTCCAGATTGGTTTTGTACCTGATTGGCCTCGGTTCGGGGGTCTCGGTGACTTTCTGAAGGTGGCGGAGAAGCGCGCTTGGGATGCCGCAATGTGGTGCTCAAAGGCAAATTTATATTTTAATTCAAAATTGCTTGAGGTGAAGAGTCTTGAGGAGTATGCGACTATGCATGGTCTAGATTCTCTAGCAAAGATGCACACCGATAATTTCGACATTGTCGTGGGTCACTCTACTAGTGGTGGGTTCCAACAGTGCTCGTGGGTCAACGGTATCGCCACCACCAAGGGTGGAAGCCACGTGGATAAATTGACGGGAGCTCTGGTGGCTGAACTCGCCAAGGATAAGCGAGTGACTGTCAAGCCCACCCAAATCAAGTCTACTCTTTTCGTATTTATTAAGGCCACCGTGATCAATCCCACCTTTAGCAGTCAGACCAAGGCGGAGTGCACCTCACGCATCTCTGAAATTTTAGATTTTAAACCAAAATTCATCAAGGATGTTCTCGGGTCGGGAGTTTTGGACGAGTTAGTGGCTTTGGGGGCGGCCAAGGTGGACAAGGAGCTCAAGAAGACGGATGGTTCTAAAAAGTCGAGAATTACAGGAATTCCCAAACTCGATGATGCCAACTGGGCCGGAACTCACAAGTCCCACGAGTGCACCCTAATCATCACGGAGGGTGACTCGGCGAAGGCACTCGCCATCGCGGGCCTTGGCGTTGTCGGTCGTAATTCGTTTGGGGTTTTTCCACTCAGAGGCAAACCCAGAAACGTGCGAGATGCCACTGTCAAACAAGTGACTGAGAACGAGGAGTTTAGCAATCTCAAGAAGATCCTTGGACTTCAACATGGAAAGGTCTATACGTCTCTCAAAGATCTTCGTTACGGACGATTGATGATTATGACCGATGCTGATCTCGATGGTTCTCACATCAAGGGCCTGGTTCTCAATATGTTCCATGTGTATTGGCCGAGCCTCATAGGATTGGGCTTTGTGGTTTCGATGGTGACTCCTGTTATCAAGGCCGGAAAGACTTGGTACTTTACAGAGGAGGCTTATCGCCAGTCTCTGGAAGTCCAGGGCTCCGCGAACACTAGCGTCAAGTACTACAAGGGTCTGGGAACTTCCACAAGCACCGAGGCCAAGGAATACTTCAAGCAAATTGACCGGCTGACTGTGGCGTTCAGTGCTGACCCTCACCTCGATGAGTCTATGCGACTCGCGTTTGCAAAGGCACTGACAGATGACCGCAAGGAGTGGCTGACTCAGCATATGGCGGCACCCCCGCGGGGCATTCAGTATGGCTCGGTCAAGACACTTACCGTGAGCGATTTCATTCACAGGGACCTCTCAAAATTTAGCGCCGAGGACATTAAGCGGTCGATTCCCCACGTGTCAGATGGGCTCAAGCCGAGTCAGCGCAAGGTGATCTACGCGTGCTTGAAGAAGAACCTGTCGAGCGATATGAAGGTGGCCCAGTTGGCCGGCTACGTGGCGGAGCACACAGCGTACCATCATGGAGAGGCGAGTCTGCAAGGAACAATTGTCAACTTGGCCCAGAATTTCGTAGGTGCGAATAACCTCAACTTGCTCGAGCCGAGTGGACAGTTTGGGACGCGGCTCGCAGGTGGCAAGGATGCAGCCAGTTCGCGATACATTTTCACGCGGCTAAGTCCCTGGACAAAGAAGTTGTTTGATCCTTCTGATAATGCGGTACTCAAATATGTGGTGGATGATGGCGAAAAGGTTGAACCCGAGTTTTACTCACCTATCCTTCCTATGATTCTCATTAACGGTGCAGAGGGTATCGGTACGGGATTTAGCTGCTATGTCCCACCGTTCGACGGGGAGGCCGTAAAGCACAACATCCTGTGCGCTTTGGACCAGGTGGCTATGATTCCTATGAAGCCCTACTTCAAGGGGTTCAAGGGAAAGATGACCAAGACCAAGGACCACACTTGGGTCATGGAAGGGGTGGTGTCCAAGGAGGGGAGTCAGCTTCACATCACAGAACTTCCGCCGGGCAAGTGGATTCAGGATTTCAAGGAACACCTGGAGGACCTCCTTGAAAAGGGAATTATTCAAAAATATGAGAATCACTCGTCCGAAACAACTCCAGACTTTAGGGTATGGGGATTTGGAGGTGACGACCCAATCAAGGAGCTCGGGCTGACCAAGACGATTCACACTTCGAATATGTACCTGATAGGACCGAATGGAGCCGTGAAAAAATACGCAAGTCCCGAAGAGATTCTTGTAGATTATATCGAGATTCGGATAGGGGTCTACAAAAAGCGCAAGTCGAACCTCCTCAAGGTTCTTGACACAGAGATTCAGTGGCTAAGTGAAAAGGCACGATTCATTGGATTTGTCATAAACAAGAGGGTCCAGGTTCTGAACATTCCACTGGATGATATTCACTCGCAACTAAGGGCCGAAAACTTCAAGCAGGAACTTTGGCAGAGGCTTCTTGATATCAAGACGTATCAGTATACGCGCGAGGAGGTTCTCAAGCTCAAGGAGCTCTGCACCGCAAAGAACCTAGAGAGGGAGCAGCTCAAGGCGACATCTGTGGTTCAGATGTGGAAGAATAATCTGCGCGACTTGTAGGATGGCGTCAAATGCCTTAGTAAAACTTGAAAGAAGAGTAAGAGCAAAAGCCGAAGATTTGTTAAGACTCCAGACACAAACTTTGAATTTTTTTAAGAATTTGTCCGGAAGGGAAGATTATACTCCCGCCCCGCCCCCCCAGCAGGCTCCTGTCATTCTCGTACCTATTGATGTGAATGGTTTCTACAAAGTAACAGGGCCCCAAGAAATTACATTTTACGCAACGACTCAAGTACCTTTCCAATCCCCGGGAGTGGGGTGGACGGCCGTGGGATTGACCGGAATTCTCGGCCAAATCCAAATCACAGGATACAGTCCTGATGCAGGTTCGACATATCTATGGTCTTTTACTATCCAGTCAGACACTGATCAGATGATAGAGGCTGTGCAAAATGTGGTCGGAGCGACTCTTTATCCTCCCGGTCAGTTTAAGTTCACTTCTCAAAAAACAAGTGCACCAATCTATGGCAGTTATAAAGTAATTGATGAAGTTATAAATTTTTACTTTTCAGTACCGCCTCCTCGAACGACTGGGGCGGGGTGGATAGTTGAGAATCTTCCGTTGGTGAAAGTCCCTCTCAAAGTTCTTTCGTATAGTGCACAAATAGATACCTACTCGAACACCTACACCGGGCAGACAAAAAATAACGCAACTTTCGCGCAGAATGTTGTTCATGAAAGTCTAGCAATTTTGGAGCCAATCGATGGAAGTCCCCCGCCTCTTACGGACGTTACCGTGTATGTAAAGGGAGAACCTACGATAATTCATGAGCCCTACTATTCAACAACATTCGTACCCGGGTTTTTTACGGTAAGTACATACGACCCCGACGCTCTAGTAATTTTGAATCAAAATATAAAATTAGGAAACGCAGCCCCTCTACGAGAACTTAACACTGGGTTTGTAAATGATGTACACGAGCCGGTATATATAGATGAGAAGAACCGCGGGTTTTCCCAGGGTTCTGTTCTGGCCCTGAATGCCCTAGGTCCACAGGATGAGCATCTTTTGAGCAATGACTATTCAAAATCTCAATTTTCTCCTCTTTTTAAAGAGTCTACAAAATTTGTTTCATATGAGAGAGTTATCCCTTTTCCTCCGCCAAGTCCTTCATATCAAGGAAGCACAGTCCAGATAGAGTTGAGACCTACCGAGTTGGGTCATCTCTTGTCGAATATGTATCTTCACGTGAAGATGCCCGCACTCAAGGGATACCAATACGCTCCTAACATAGGCAGATCAATTATAAAACAAATTGATCTCTTGGTCAACGAAACTATTATAGAAACTTTGTACGATGATTGGTACATTATACGCGATCAGCTCTTTTTGGATGCTGATGAACAGTTGGGAGTGGCTTCTGCAACGAATATGATATCCAATGTAGCAGCCCCGGTTATAGCGACCGGGGGTAACAATGTGTACACTATAAACTCAACTACTATTCACACATTCTTAACAAATAACTCATTTACAATTAATACAGCCTCCCAAGTAAACATCCTCGTTGTGGGAGGGGGAGGTGCGGGAGCTTCCGGTATATATAGACCAGTTCTTACAAGTAACATTACTAAAGTGGTTTCGGTCCCTTCGACATTTACAGTGAGTCTTTCAAATACGGTAGGTGCTTACATAGGTGCGAATGTGAGTATTACCACGAGTGATACATCCTTTACCCCCGTAGTCTATGTACAATCGTTCGACTCATCTTCACTTACTCTTTCAACTTTCGGAGGAACTGCGTGGACCTCAAATATAACTCCGCCAAACACAAACATAAGCATCTTTAATGCGAATGGTGGCGGGGGTGGTGGGGTTTTACAAAAGTCAATCTTTTTACTCCCGGGGTCTTATTCTGTAAAAGTAGGAGCCGGAGGGACGCCTCTTGGTCAAAATGGGAACGTCTCGAGTTTCGGCAACTACTCAGTAACTGGTGGCTACGGTGGAGCGTATGGTGGAGCCGCTGGAACGGTCGGGACTTCAAATTTAGCTTTTCAATACTTATCGAATATAGTTTACGAGTCAGGAGGTGGCGCGGGAGGTGGCGCGAATGTAACAACAGGAACTGGAACATCCGCTTTCACAACTGCAGGAACTCTAGGAAGTGGAGGAAATGGATACAGTTATAGTAATTCAATTACTCTAGGAACAACTTACTTCGGGGGCGGAGGTGGCGGCGCCTCAAACACTTCTATAACAGGGACTCTGGTGACTCCGGGAGGCCTTGGCGGTGGGGGCGCTGGGTCTAATATTGTGAATGGCGTTTTGAGTACCGCAGCGGTTTCTGGAGGTGTGAATACTGGCGGCGGTGGTGGCGGCGCTTTTGGGACTCCTGGCAGTGGAGGGTCGGGTGTAGTCATCTTGACGTATTCGTCGACCGCTAATATAGCTTCAAGCACTGATATTATTACCCCACTTGAATTCTTCTTTTGTAGAAGACACTCGGCAAACAACAAGGCCCGTGAGAGACTCCGAAAACCCTACTTTCCACTTTGCGCAATGTGGAATCAGAAAATGTATGTAAGATTTACTTTTCAGCCAAATGTCTGGTGGTGTAACGCACCGGTGGGGAGTGGTATGGACTTGTATTCTCCAGATACAACAATATTACCAACAATTATTACAGAAGAAATTCTATTGAGTGATGAAGAACGCATGTACTATATGAATACTCCACTCAAATATCTCGTTCCAAGGGTCCAGAGAGAATCTACTCTTTCATTTTCAGGAAACAATCCTACACTTCAATTGACGGCAAGTTTTCCCGTACAGACAATTGCTTGGTTTTTCCGCGACAAAAACTACGAATCTCTCAGTGATGGTCGTTACTCGGATTCGAGATATAGTTACGGGTACACTACACAGTATATTAAGACCGGTATCAATCTCCAGTTTCCTTCGGGAAATTCCAATTTTGTGGACGTGTTAAGCAGCGCAAAGATTACTTTGAACAATGTTGATATTCTGAGCACATTTCAGGGCTCTCTTTATTACTCATTCAAACAGCCCTTAGAACACAGTCTAAGTATACCATCAAAAAATATCTATACGTACTCATTTGGGCTCAGTCCAAAAGAGTACAATCAGGGAGGTTATCTTAATTTTTCAAAACTAAATTCTCAAACGACAACATTATCACTATTATTTAAAAGTGCATATACGACTCAGGTTACACAACAGTACAATCTGTACTTGTTTTACTATGGGTACACTCTTCTTGTATTTCAGGGCGGTTTCGCAACAACTCCTTTTCAGTAAGGAGATACAAAATTATACCATTCGTTATACACCATCGAATGAAATTCAGCTGCGCGACAGTTGTTGTAAGACCCTTGAACTCTATGCGTTCAGTTCGACAAAATGGATCGAACAACTTTTTCGAGTATCCGTCGAGACTCGACTTGTAGGCGACATGTACCGTGAACATCTTCCCGTTCGGTGCGGTATACGTGACCTGCTTTGCCTTTGAGTAGTTTGTGACAAACCACTCCAGCTTCCGCAGCGAAATTCCCTTGCGATGCTCAAGGATGTCAAAAAGCTGCTCGTTATTCTGAGAAACATCAAAAAAACGCTCTAGACTTGTCAAAAGAAGTGCAGATTTATTCATTAATTTATTTATGTTTGAAAACCTTAAGTAGTCTCCCATGGAGCCTTTACTCTCTCAATCACCCGGGGGGGCGGGGGAGGAACTTGAGTTTGGTGAAATCCGCAGTATCCATTCTCCTTGGGCTGTTTCATACAGCGCTTCTTGCTCTTGAGAAGGCCCTTGCAGAATGTGCATTCAATCTTGGAACTGTCTTTCATGAGTTGTTCCATCGGAATGTCATATGTCTTTGAAAAGGACTCGGCTTGCTGTGCGAGTGCAAGGCTCACACGCCTTGAGACCTCTTCCTCGATGAGTTCAAGGATTTGCTGTTCCATCTTACTATCTATACAGTTGAAACTTTTAAGGCAAAGCGACTCAAGAACGCTTTTCGCGCCTCTACTTCAGCACTTGAAGCCACCTTCACATCCGTGCGCTTTCCGACATCATTCGTTTCGGACAGAAACTTCTTGTCAAAGACAAGATCCTCCTTAATCAGAGGCTCGAGGAGATCCACAACTGGCTTTTTAAACTGATTCGTAAAATAGTACCTATAATCAATTTTCAGACCCTTTTCAGTGACCCAAGAGGGGTCCTCGGACTTTTCATACATCTTTCCGGGACCATGAATAATCACAAACGGGACCCGATCTCCTTGTTGAGGCTCCGAGCCCGGATTGCGCTTCTTGATCTTGTCCCGAACGGCCACGTGCGGAGTAGGGACTTTGTAAGAACCTGCCAGCTGTTTGCTCATCAGAAGCTTCTCCATAGGGACCCTCCCATAGACCAAGTCTCGTGCGGCATTTCTCGCCGAGTCTATAACCGGTCGAGGGTCGTTCGAGTCGAGAATCATGTTCAGGAGCGTCTTGAGAGTCTCGCGGACAAATGGGCAGCTGTCCCTTCGAACCACCTGCAGACCCTTGACATCAATCTTCTTGAAAACAACCTTGTCGCCCTTCTTTTCATACATCTTCGCAGCGTAACGCTTTTTCGAATACAAAAAGTAAGGATAATAAACCTTTTCGAGCTCGAGGTCATTTGGGGCCTTGAAGAGCTTTGTGCACTGCTCTGCGGCCTGTTCTCCGAGTTCCCACGAGTAATCAATCGCTTCTTGACCCTTGCGACCCTGGACATCAAATTCGACCATCACACTATCTGTATTCTTGACAATCATCTGCCCGATACCGGCCTGAAAAGTACCGGCCTCGGTTTCAAGGTCGTAGACGTAACCGTCCCAAGACTCGTGAAGGACTGAAATTTTCTTGATAGCCATTGGATCTTTTCTGAAAGATGATTCGGTCCACGTAAGACGGAAGATATTAGGCTTGTCTCTTCGAGTGTTCAGAGATACCTTGAAATTCATAGAACTGAGAAGGAGGTAGTACCACTGGGCAGTTATCTGATTCTTTGTATCTATGCGCCTACACCCTCCAACCTCGTTATCACGTCGGCATCCGTCAGATGCCCATAGGCCATCGAGGAATGCTCTTTTCGTCCCAATGTTACTAAATACAAATTCTGGAACTTTTTTTGCTTGGCCATCGTAGCACCACCCTCTCCATTCCTCAACCAATTTTACTACATTTCCTCTCGGACTAAGTTTATAAACACCAGAACTCTCGAGAGTATCCATCACGACAAACCCAAAGTCTGGATACATAGATTCAAGAATTTTCTTACATTTGTTCAACAAGTTGAGATCTTGATTATTTATACACCATGACGACTTGCGCCCAGATGCGCATTGATATGCACCGCACGATCCGTCTCCGACAAACATTCCTATAATGAAAAGTGAATCTTGACTTTTGGTATTTTCAAAATCTGTCATCGTAGGAAAAGAGTGGAAGAGTTTTTGACCAATCATCAAATCTTTCGGTTTCAAAAGATTTACTTCTCGATCCAAAAGAGAATGATCTTCAGTCACATCAACAACGCCAGTATGCGTAAGTACGCGATAGATCTTCTTCTGACATTTATGTCGGATAACACGTTTGATGGGCTTCCATCCTTGATGTGTCCAC